AAAGTGGAGAAAAGAACAGACTCAGTTGTTGGGTGAGAAGATGGCGGCACAAGAGTGTGATTGTGACTTCATATCATCAGGTTACACAGTCGTTGATGGTCAGTTACTAAAGTGGTATGAGGAAACTCATGTACAAGAACCTATAGCAACTGGTGGATTTGATGGAAACTATTGGATGTGGCAACACCCAAATTATACAAAAGACTATATTGTTGTAGCGGATGTAGCTAGAGGTGATGGTGCTGACTATTCAGCATTTCATGTAATCGATGTTGAGAATGTTGAACAAGTAGCAGAGTACAAAGGTAAGATTGAAACCAAACATTATGGTAATATGTTGGTCAATGTAGCAACCGAATGGAATGATGCTCTGTTAGTGATTGAAAACGCAAACATTGGTTGGGCTGTAATCCAAGAAGCAATAGACAGAAACTACAAAAATCTATACTACTCCTACAAAGAGTTCGGATATGTAGACGAAGACATACACTTACAGAAAGCATACGACTTAAAAGACAAATCTCAGATGGTGCCAGGATTCTCAATGACAAGTAGAACAAGACCATTGGTGATATCAAAGTTAGATACCTATACGAGAGAACGAGTACCCATCATCCGTTCTAAAAGACTCATTGATGAGTTGTTTACATTCATATGGAATGGAAGTAGAGCAGAAGCACAACAGGGATACAACGATGATTTGGTGATATCGTTTTCAACATCTCTATGGGTAAGAGATACTGCATTAAAACTTCGTCAGCAGGGTATTGAATTGAATAGACGAGCACTATCATTAACCTCTAAAAACTCAGGTGTATTTAAAACCACCCCACAACAAGCAAAGGATAGTTGGAGGATGAAAACTGGTAGAGGTGACGAAGACCTTTCTTGGTTATTGTAAATCTATTTTTTTCAATATTTATACTTTGTAGGGGTATGTAACAAAAACAAACTATTATGGCAGATACTTCATTATTTGGTAGACTAAGACGATTATTCTCAACTCAAGTAGTTGTTAGAAGAGTCGGTAAAAATAAATTAAAGGTAGTCGATTCATCAAGACTACAGGGTGATGGTAACAGAAGAGGTTCTGCATATTATGATAGATATGGTAGATTGCATGGTTCTAATTCAAGAAAGAATTGGCAGACATACAACGAAAGATTCAATTACCATTCTAATAAGTTAGAGTTGTATACTGATTATGAAGCAATGGATAAAGATTCCATTATCTCTTCTGTGTTGGATATCTATTCGGATGAGTGTACACTTAAAAATGATATGGGTGATGTACTCAGAATCAACTCATCTGATGAGAAGCTAAAGAAGACCCTACATAACTTATTCTATGATGTATTAAACATAGAATTCAACCTTTGGTCTTGGGTAAGGGGTATGAACAAATATGGTGACTACTATCTTTACTTAGACATTGATGATGAATTAGGAATTGTAAACGCACAACCACTCTCCGCATATGAAACTAGAAGAGAGGAGGGATACGATTTAGACAACCCATACTCAGTAAGATTTGAGGTCGAAGAACAAAACACAAACGCAATCTCACAGAGAAACAATACAAAATTCTTAGACTCATTCCAAGTAGCACATTTTAGATTATTAACTGATACAAACTTCCTACCTTATGGTCGTTCACTTTTAGAAGGTGCAAGAAAGACTTGGAAGCAGTTGATTTTGATGGAAGATGCTATGATGATTCATAGGATTATGAGAGCACCCGAAAAGAGAATCTTTAAGATTGATATTGGTAACATACCACCCGCTGAAGTTGATACCTATATGCAGAACATCATCGACCAAATGAAGAAAGTTCCTTATGTAGATGAGTCAACAGGTGAGTACAACCTCAAATTCAATCTTCAGAATATGTTGGAGGATTACTACCTACCTGTTAGAGGTGGTCAGAGTGGTACTGAAATCGATTCCCTAAGTGGTATGGAGTTCGGTGGTATCGATGATATCGAATATCTAAAGAACAGAATGATGGCAGCACTCAAAGTTCCAAAAGCATTTATTGGATACGAAGAGGGTGTTGAAGGTAAGGCAACTCTCGCACAAGAAGACATTAGATTTGCCAGGTCAGTAGAGAGAATCCAAAAGATTGTTCTTTCTGAATTGACTAAAATAGCAATCGTACACCTATACGCTCAAGGATATGAGGACGATGAATTAGTAAACTTCGAATTAGAGTTGACTACACCATCAATTATCTATGAGCAAGAGAAAGCAAACCTATGGAGTGAAAAGGTTAGTCTTGTTAGTGATATGAAAGACTTAAAGATGTTATCTCAAGAGTGGATGTATAAGAATATCTTCAATATGAGTGAAGATGAGTGGAAGATGGAACAATACAAAGTCATCAACGACTTGAAACTTCAGTTCAGACACGAACAAATCGAATCCGAAGGTAACGACCCAGCCAAAACTGGTGAATCATTTGGTACTCCACATGACTTAGCCGCATTATCACAACAAGAAGGTGATGGTGGTGGAGGTGGTGGTAACCCATTTGGTGAAAATGAAGGTGGTTCACCTGAAGGTGGTTTCGAAGGAGCAGGACGACCCAAAGAGGGTGGAACTTATGGTAAAGATAAGTCACCATTTGGTAGAGATCCATTAGGAAACAAAGGAATTGACATTAAATCAGATTCCATAAGACATTCCTATAATGCAAATGAAGTTGTAAACAAAGAAGTAACCGATACAATGTTATCAAAAATGAAATCAAAGGTAAAAAGTAAAAAGATAATCATTGAATCACTCAAAACAGATGATTCTATTAACGAACCATCGCTATTGGATGAAAAAAATATATTGAATTCTGATAATTGAGATATTTATTAACAAATATATAGGTTACTTTACTGAAAATGTAAGGAAGTAATGAAAAATATTAAGCATAGTAAGTACAAAAACACAGGCATTCTGTTCGAATTGTTGGTAAGACAAATTGCGACTGATACATTGAACAATAAAGATTCAATGGCGACCGTAATTATCAAAGAACACTTCGGAAAGAGAACAGAATTGGCTAAAGAATTGAAATTGTACCAATCTGCTATCAAAGAATCATTCGATTCAGAGTATAAAGCAGGTGAATTCATCAACATTATACTCAATGAGAGGGGTAAACTTACTGAAACTACCTTAAACAAACAAAAATACAACTTAATCAAAGACATTAAGAAGAATTTTGTGTTGGAAGACTTCTTTAAGTACAGAGTAAGTAACTACAAAGAGAATGCATCGATATATAAGTTGTTCGAATACACAAATTCAGACAATCCTAAACAATATATTGAGTGTAAGTCAACTTTGATGGAACATTTAACTGGAAACTCACAAAATTCTGACAAAGTTTTGAGTACTATCAACGAAGATTACTCAAAACAACCTAAAGAGGTCAGATTATTGGCTTGGAAGATGTTAGTTGATAACTTTAACGACAAATATACAAATTTATCAGACAAACAGAGGGGTATCCTTAAAGAATACATCAATTCTGTCGATAATTCTGAAAAATTGAAGAAATTTGTTGTTAGGGAAACCAATCAACTCCAAAAATCACTAAAGTCTATCAAAATTGCTGATAAGGTTACCAAAATCAAAGTAAATGAGGTAATTTCATTAGCATCTAAATTAAAATCATCAAAAGTTATAACCGAATCACAAGTACTATCACTTCTCAGATATTATGAGTTGTATGATGAGTTAAAGAGGGTCTTTAAATGAAAAGTTTGATTAAAGAAATCGAAGATAAGTTTGAAGAGTTAGAAGAAGCAAATGTAACTGCTAATTTAGATGGAGGCGAAGGCCCACCAAAGACACCACATGCATTTTCAAAGAGTGAAGACGAAGATGATTTGGATACAGACCACATTGAGGTGTTGGGATACAAAAAATCTAAGGAGAAGAAAGTGAACACTAGAAAATTAGAGTCATTGGAAAAGAAATTAGAAAAGCAGATTAATGAAATCTCATACAAAGAGTTTAAGAGTGATGATAGTAGAAAGCAACATCAAAAAATCAATGACTCTATCAAAGAGATTAATAGTATGATGTTTCGATTAGAAAGAATCGTAAATCAGAACACAAAACTTAAAACAGAAGCCGATGTTCATAGTGGGCAATATTGGAAGTCTACACAAAAGAGGTTCGGAAAAATTTCTGAAAGAATGTTATCAGTAGCTAGAAAGCTTAAAGAGTTAAGTGCATGAGTTTAAAGAAAAAACATAAAAAAGTGTTGAACGAAGAACTTACGAATAAGGATTTGGAAGATATTCGTCTACTTATTAGATATGAGGTAGCACAAATTATGTTTGACTTGTATAAGAAACGTAAAGTTTGGGACAACTAATGAGCAAATTACTGATTGATACTATACCCTTTAAAATGAGTAAAACTCAAATCAATGAATCATTGAAAGAAAACAATGGTAGGTTGATTGTTGAGGGTGTACTCCAAAGAGCAGAGGCTGAAAACCAAAATGGTAGAATCTATCCAACTGAAATTCTCAGAAGAGAAGTAAAAAAGTATATGGGTAGAGAAGTCAAAGAAAATAGAGCATATGGAGAGTTAGACCATCCAGAGTCTTCAGTTGTAGAACTAAAGAACACATCTCACATCGTTAGAGATGTATGGTGGGATGGTGATGATGTTATGGGTAAGGTTGAAATCTTAAAAACACCTGCTGGTAACATCCTCAAAGAACTTTTAGAAGCAGGGTGTACGGTTGGTATCTCATCGAGAGGTATGGGTTCGGTAAAAGAATCCAATGGTGGTAAGACCGTAACGGTAGAAGATGATTTTGATTTAATATGTTGGGACTTCGTTTCGAACCCATCAACGCATGGGGCATTTATGAGACCTGTTAATGAATCTGTCAGTAGAGGTACTACCAAATCATATAAAAAGATTAACACATTGGTAAGAGATATCATCTGTGAAATCGATGGTGTTTGTTCTATTTAGGAGATAAAATGAAATTGACAAATTTAATAAATGAAAACGCTTTTGCAGTAATTGAAAAAAATATTTGGAGAGCTATACAACTGAGTAAATACGCTGATGGTAATGATTATTTACAAAAAATGTTATTCGGTCGTGTAATAGATTCACTTAGGGGTAATAAACACATAGTTACTAAAATTTCAAATATCAAAACAAAATTGGGTAAGGGTTCTGGTGATATAACAATAACTGCCAAAGTTGATGTTGTTCTACCAGATTCGGCCCAAAAAGGTACAAAGAATTTTAAATATACCCAAAGTAATTCAAAGGTTAAGGGAATCATTGAATCAGTAAACGAAGCATATGATATTGGAATGGCTCGTAAAGGAAATGGTATTATAGTTTACAATAAAGCCGAAGAAGAAAATAATGACTACAAAAAGGTAGCTCATATCGATAACAAAGGAAAGATAAAATATCACGATAAAAAACTTCCACCAAAAATCAAAAAAACAATTGAGGCAGAAGCTAAAAAAATGATGGAAATAAAATCAGAGGGTACTAAAATGAAACTAAAAGGATTATTAAACGAATCATCAGTTCAAGTTGGTAAAGTATATTCCAACCCATATGCTAAATCTTGGGTAAAGGAAGAAGACGAAAGACAATCTACCGAAGAAATGACTGAAGAGCAAAGAAGCGCTTTTTTAGAAGCAGTAAAAGGATATAGAACTTATGGTGAGTCCGTATACAGAAAAGAAGGATTAACCAAAGTCTATGAATCAATCAGAAATATGGTTGAGGTTGCTAATAAAGTAACTCTTTCAGAAACTGGTGATTGGTTTGATGGTGTTACTGTTGGTAGACATATGAAGAGAATGAACGAATCATTTAAAGTGTTCGAAAGAACCTTAAAAGAAGTATCAACCCTCCAACAGAGATTAGAATCATCATATGATGAAATCGGTGAAGTATTAGGTAAGTACTACGAAATCAATGAGCTTGAAGAAGGTAACGAATTCGGAGCAGCCAGAGCAAAAGCCATCGCAGCAGGTAAAAGTGAGTTCGAAGTAGATGGAAAAACTTACAAAGTAACTGGTGTTGATAAAGAAGACAAAGAGAATGCTAAAAAATTCGCTAATGAAGGAAAAATGAAACTAACAGACTTATTAAACGAATCATATGGTATTGGTGAACTACCATCATCTAAATTGAAAAAGATGAAAATGACTTTAGGTGAGATTATGGATGAATCCGCAGTAAACGAAGGAGCATCTGAAGAAGAAAAGAAAATCGTAATGATGGCAGTCAGAAAGTTGGCTAAAAATCGTGGTGTATCAATAGAACTGGCTATGGGTGATTTGTTAAGAGCAGCAGACGATGTGGATAGAGACATTCAAAAAGGTAAAATCAAAAAATAAAAGGACATTGAAATGAAACTAATAGATTTACTAAACGAA